ACTTATATTGATGTTCGTGTTCTGAACACTTATATCCTGCTTTGTACTCAATACGATGGAACTCCAGAACACCATTAGCATGGATAAGTTCTGTCTGTCCCCAAATTTTACCTGCTTTCAAAGTCATAATTTCTCCTTAACTAAATTCAAATAGTCCCTGTCCAATTTTGGCAGATTAGAACATGAAATCTGAAGCCATTTCTAATGCATCAGACTCTTCTTCAGTGAGAACATTACCACTTACAGCGGCACCGGCAACAACATAGTCATCTACATTGTCAACGCCATATTGCTGTTCCAAGGCTTCTCTAAGTTGATTAGACAACTCGCCATCAGCATCTAATACTGACACAGAATCTGCTACCGTAGTAAGCTGGAATCGTGTTTCATCTTCAGAAACATCATATTGAGCAAAGACCTCGATACCACCACGAGTAGTAACAACAAAAAGGTCATCGGTTTCAGTCAAATAAGTTTTCATAATGTTGATCTCCTAGATCAGTTAAAGTTTAAGTTCAGTTGATTTCTCAACTTTATGACTACTATTATATGACAACTTTATCTAAAAGTCAAGGAGAAAAAATGGTAATATTACCATATTCTTATATTTCTTCAAATAATTCTTGAAAATGTTTTTCTTGTTTTTCTTTTGGAGATATTCCTTTACCACCTATTTCTTTAGTAACATAAAAAGGGGTTGACAACAATTCCTTTTTATGTTACTATTACCATTCATTCATTAAATAGTACATAAAGGAGATATGATATTATGATAGAAATTCGTAACTTAGACTGCCTAGAGTTTTTGCGCGGTGTTGACAGCAATAGTGTAGACTATATAAATGTAGATCCCCCTTACAACATAGGATATGATGGAGGAGATGGTTGGGATACGTGGCCGACAGAAGAAGATTATTTAAATTGGTGTAATGAGTGGTTAGTTGAGTGTACGAGAGTACTTAAGCCGGGTAGTATGATATCTGTTTGGGGTACACAAAAGACTGACTTATTTTTTAGGCTCAAACTTGAAGTGATGAACCATTTAGTAGGGATGCATAGTCAATCCGCTATTCATTGGTCTTATAATTGGGGCGGTCGTCCAAGGAATAATTTTGCTCATAAGTTTGAGACTGCTTGGTGTTATTCTAAAGGAAAAGAATTTTATTTTAACCGTGAGGGGCCAGGTGTAGAGGTGGAACGTAAGATGAAAATGAATTTAAGAACCGGCAAAGAATACACTAATGGTACTATTCCTACTACTATATGGGAAGGGAATTTAACAACTAACTCAAAAGAAGCAAAGGAGTCTAAATTTCATCCAACTGTGAAGCCTCAGTTCGTATTACAGAGAATGATCAATGCTTATTGTCCTAAGGGTGGATTAGTATTAGACTGCTTTAGTGGTAGTGGATCAACCGCATTAGCATGTATGAAAAGCGGCATGAATTTTATTGGAAGTGAATTGAGTACGGAGTACTATGAAGCGAGCCTCCAAAGACTGGAGGCTCATAAAGAAGGGTTAGATGAGTTCTTCTAACGAGAGTTGATCACGAATATCGTACACTACTTCAGCTTCACTCAACTTACTACTTACTTGCGATAAGTTAGTAGATGCACCTGGTTTCCGGTTAGCATTATTACGAGCAAGCTGATCAATAACACGGTCAGTTGGTATCTTAGCGATAAGAAGACACCGCTCTTGAAAAAAGACCCCGAAGTAGTGTTCAATGTGTGAATAGGCTTCTATTGCTGAATCTTTGTATGCTCCATTGTAAACTCCACCAACTTCAAACTCTTTTACTTTGCGGCCAGTTCGCGAAGGCAATCCTAAAAGTTTGCGTAGAGTTGTCTCATCGCCATCTTTGATAGACGTTGTTTTGTATTCACAATAAGTTTTACTATTAGGATCAAAAGCGTCAGAACCATATTCACTGCTAGTAAGGCCGGCAGAGATTTTACTGTGGGCAATATGACCTAACTTTGATGCCATAACTGGTTCACGCCACTTAGTCTTGTCAGTTACCTTTTGATATCCGTCTTTTAGTCCCTTCATGTAAAGTAAGTGTGCAAGATCTTCGTAAGACATTTCTTCTAAGTTCATAATGTTGATCTCCTTGATCAGTTGGTTTCTTCAGTGTATGTGTATATAATAACAGAACTTTACCCAAAAGTCAAGCAAAATATGAAGGAAAAAATGGTAATATTACCATCTACACAAATTCAAACAAATCGTGTCCAAATGTGTCTGGAATGACTGTAATGGTGAAATCTTCATTTACATATTCATGAGAATAACACACTCTGTCCATATGTTTATCTAACAACTCACGAGACATCTTTTTAGACGGGGAAGTAACATAATCTTTTCTATCCATTTTGTTCTTACTCGTCGCCTTCCAGTTGTCAGATTTTTCACGATAACCACCCAAGCGAGGATGAGAAGTTTTTGAGAAATATCGCTTTCCTCTTTGTAGATGTATTTGAGCCACCGCTTCACTGACCCTCACACCTATTCCTAATCCTTGATATTCTGGTAGGACAACTACCCTATGTTCTCGCCAAGCATTTTTCATACTTGGATAGGGACTAGGTAATGGCAAACTAGAAGCGAACCCTACGGGTATTCCTTCCCAAATTACTATCCAACAATGTGCCGCTTTGTTTATTTCTGAACTTAGATAGTGATGGATACTGAACATTGACCAGGCCGTTGGCGAACAAGGAAGGATTTCCAATTCAACGTCTGGCCTTGGGGCTTTCCCACAGAAAGTTTCCCCGTATCTGTATCAAATACCCAATCAGGTTGTAACCATTCAATAATGTCTCTATGACAGGATGAGAATACTAAACCTTTTAGATCTTTTTTATCAACATATCTTCGAATGGCAACAGAACAACTTTTGGCAACAGCCCTATCAACTACTGAAGTGAACTCATCAACTACAGCGTTATCTTTGAGTCTCATTGCCAAGTCTGCTCTAAACTTTTGACCAGTAGATAATACATGTTGAGGTTTCATCCAATCAGGAATAGAAGAAAACCCAACGGCTGATAACCTATCGATAGCATCATCAGATGATTCAAAGTGAGAACAAATAGCCATATCAGGATTCCATGCAGGAATTTCTTCCTCCCCAAACTCAGAGAGTAAAGTAGATTTTCCCGACCCTGAAGATCCCACGATAAGACCAATCCTGAAATCTTCTGGAAGGTCAGGTTTATCGTAGGGTTTGAAGAAAGATTCCCCAGTAAATTCATAATCAAAATTAGTGGAAATCTCATCAGTGATTGAGTCTAACTTGACCGTGATACTTTTCATATCACGCCCAAGTTTTTTTGTGTTTGGTGTAGCCCTTACGAGCCGCCTTTTTACGGTCAACCATAACCGCTGACTTGTTGAAGGTACGAGCGTGTTTGGCGACAAGATTATTAGCTTTCATATTTCGATCTCCTGATCAATTTCTCAACTTTATGTATACTATTATACAGATATTTCAGAAAAAGTCAATAGATAAAAGTGTGAATATGTCACAAAACTTTAGTTAGGCGATAGTCCATTGGATTGGTCACTTTGATCTCACATAGTAATCCGTCTGTCTTGACAAATATCATATGTTTTGGAGTCATCTTTTTTATCTTTTTGATATGATAAATTTTTGAATCCGTCTCTTCAACTACTAAACCATCACCTGTAATAGTTTTTTTACCCGTGAAATAAATCTCTAGTTCCCACTCTTCATACAACCACTTCTTTAGAGTAAAAACTATCTTATCCCACACTGGTTTCAAACTAAAGTTAACTTTTTTTGACATTATTTTTTAGTTCCACTCCATGCTTGAGCACCAAAGAATGCCGCCACAATACCAGCAACCGCTACAAAGTACGTGGGTGCCATATCACCTAGTGTTTCTTGTGCCTGATCTAATCCAGCTAAACTAGCACATACTACAGCGAATGGATACAACAACATACCAACTAAAGCAAACCATGCCATTCTACGCTGGGCATCTCTCATGGCATCTTGGTCTTCGAGTTCCTTTCGTTTGAACTCCAAGTGCATTTCTAGTTCACGATTAGAAATATGACCATCATCATTGTAGTCAGCATCTTCCATGCCTTCAATAGTACGATAACCACGACTATCTACTGTATTACCTGATTTGGCTTCTGGTTTGGTATCCGCTTTTGATTTTAATGAATCATACTCGGCACGACTAAGTGTAACCTCACTTCTATCATCTGACATAATAAACTCCCTATATTATTGATATTATGAGAGTATTTATTATTATTCGGTGTAAAAAGTCTCTACCATTTTGTGTGTCAACTATCTAACTTAATCCCGTTGAGTAATAATCTCGTCAATAAGTCCATAATCCAACGCTTCTTGGGCAGACATAAATGTATCACGATCCATATCACGCTCAAACTCTTCATAAGTTTTACCTTTTGAATTATGTTTGACATAAAGTTCAGTCAATGTTTTCTTGATGTGCATGATCTCTTTGTATGAAATCTCAATATCAGATGCCATACCACGAGCACCACCAGATGGTTGGTGAATCATATGTCGAGCGTAAGGCAACATAAATCGTTTACCAGCGGCACCAGATTGTGCCAAGAATGATCCCATTGAACATGCTTGCCCGATAACAATCGTTTTAATATCAGGTTTGATAAACTGCATTGTATCGTAGATTGCCATTCCAGCGGTTACTGATCCTCCAGGGGAGTTGATGTAAAGATAGATATCTGATTCAGGATCTTCTGATTCCAAGAATAAAAGTTGGGCAACGATAAGATTTGCCATTTGATCATGAACTTCGCCTTCCAAAAGAATAACACGATCTTTCAGTAGACGAGAATAGATATCATATGAACGCTCACCACGAGATGTTTGTTCTAAAACGACTGGTACTAGATTTGGCATATTTTTTCCTCTTTGTGTGTGAATATCTATCTATTATACACTAACTGAAAAAATAAATCAAGCACTTTGGGAAACAAACTAAATAGTCGTATATTAGAAAAAAGGAGAAAAATATGGAATTTCTAATCTTAGCTGTTGTTGTATTAGGTGGTGCCGCTTTTTGGTGGTACAATCGTGATGCCAAATCATTGGATATCGATTCAGATGGTGACGTAGATTTGGACGATGTAGTAGAAGCCGCTGAAAATGTTTCTGAAGGTGTCAAGGAAGATGCCGCTAAAGTAGAAGAAGCTGTTGAAGAAGTAGTTGAAGCTGTTGAAGAAGTAGTTGAAGCTGTTGCAAGTGCTGTTGAAGATGCCGCTACTGCTGTAGCAGAATCTGCCGCTAAAGTAAATAAACCTACTGCTGAAGAGCTAAACAAATTGACTAAAGTTCAGATTGAAGAAAAGGGTCGTGCTTACGGTGTTGAATTAGATCGTCGTAAAAAGAAAGAAGCAATGATTGCGGATTTACTTAGTAAGATCTAATGAACGAAATAGGCTTTGATTTCATCAGTGATCTTTATCTAGGACCCAATAGTGAGTTCAATTGGGAAGATAAGGCCACTAGCCTTTATTGTATTGTAGCGGGAAATGTCAGCCACGATATCAATACACTGATGAAAACCATGGCTACTTTATCCAGATATTATCAACATATTTTTTATGTTCCTGGTACATTGGAATATGATCAACTAGAAGAATATGTTGATCTGAGAACTGATGAAATAGTAAAAGCCTTATCGTTTATTCCAAACGTAGGTGTATTACATCAAGATGTTGTATTGATTGATGGTATCGCTCTTATTGGAATCAATGGGTGGGCAAATACACACTTGAATGAATTCATAACTGATAGTATGTATCGTATTCAAGATGCTGGTTATTTGGCTAAATGTATTACAAAACTTCAACTACATATTGATGTTAAAAAAATAATCGTTGTTTCAAATGCTGTTCCTAATAAAGATTTGTATTTCTCAGAAGCACCTGAATATGCTAAACTTCAGTGGGATTTATTGAGAACTATTGAAGAATATGACACAGAAAAGAAAATGTGTACATGGTTATATGGAACTTATGAAAAGGGTGTAGATACGGTTATTGATGATATACATTACATCAATAACCCACACCCCCAAGATTCACCTTATTGGCCGAAACGAATTACAATATCAATGTAATTCTGCTTCTACTTTTACTTGTAATGGATAACCTTGTGCCCGAGCATCAAGGGTAACTTCTACACCTTTTTGTTCGGCAATTTCGTAAGGTAGGACAGCAACTACTGCACTTCCTTTTTCATGGATATCAACGGTTAGCTGAGTAGCTGTGTCGATATTGTAGTGGAAGTAATCAACTAGAGAATTCACTACGAAATCCATAGTCGTTGCTTCATCGTTTATATAAACGATTTTGTACAGTGGTGGCTCTTTCAATGAAACATTTGGTTTAATTTTTTGTTCTGTACCTACATTGGCTTTAGCCATAATTTACATCTCCTTGAGTAAGTAGCCCACAGTTTCCCATGGGCTTTATTGTATTTAGTATTATATCAAGATATTACTGTAATATCAATGGTTTTTGGTAACAATTCTTCAGGAACTTCACGCTTTAGGTGAATATGAAGAATACCTAATTCAAGGCATGCACTATCTACTTCTACATGATCTGCCAGTGTAAATTCACGATTGAAATTACGAGCGGCTAAACCACGATGTAGATACGTTACCTCTTCCTCGTCTTCAGATTTAGGACTAGTCCCTTCAATCTTTAGAATATTCTTATCTTTAGTGATAGAAAGATTTTCCATTGCAAAACCAGCCACAGCTAGAGAAATCACATACTCATCTTCAGATTTCTGAACAATATTGTATGGTGGATAACCGCCAGATGTAGTACTATTGGCAAATTGTCTTTCTAGTTCATTAAAGATACGATCAAAGCCTACAGTGGCTTTTTGGAAGGTTGGTAAATCAAGTGTAGATACACGAAGTTGTTTGCTTGTCATAATATTCTCCTTTTGTTAAGCAAGATAATATGTAAACCCTTACGGCGTTTACAGTAGTATTTATCATTAGGCGATGACAGAAATAATTTGATCTTGTTTGATCATCAATACATCTTCACCTTCAGGACCCATCTTTTCCATTGGAACACCGGCACCCTTGATATACACTACATTTTGTCCAGGAATCAAAGACAGTGGACTAATACTACCATCCTCTTCTTCCTTTCCGGGACCTACTGCTAGTACAGTCCCAGATACAGGTGGGGCATCTACTGTCCCCGGTAGTACGATACCTCCATCAGTCATTTCTGGTTCATCATCTGGAAGTAATACTACATAATCAAACATTGGCTTCAACATTAATAATCTCCTTTGTTAATATTGCCTATTATACTAGATTTTTAGAAAAAGTCAAGTGTTTTGGGTTAAATTATTTCTTTGGGATTATCTACTAATTCTTTAGTGATAATCAAAGTCGTTATTTCTTTTTCACGGTAATCACCTGAGTAGTACATGTGTGGCATCAGTACTCTCTCAATTTCGCTATGTAATCCTCTCGCCCCAGTTTTCATATCAATACAATTTTGTGCCATTTGTTTGATAGCTTCCTCTTCAAATTCTAATTTGATAGAGTCAATAGAGAATAAATGTGTATATTGTTCTATGAAGTTATCTTTAATCTCAGTGAGAATTCTAACCATCTCATCTAATGATAACTCCTGTAATGTCACTGTCGATGTAAATCTACCAATAAACTCTGGAATCATTCCAAACTTTGTCAAATCTTCCGGTGCTACTTTTTCAATATCGACGGGTGCATTTTTTCCTACTACTGATGAACCAAAACCAATAGTTGTTCCTTGTGTTCTAGTTCTCAAAATATTTTCTAATCCTACAAAAGCGCCACCAGCAATAAACAATATGTTTTTAGTGTCTACTTCTACCATATCACCTTGTGGATTCTTTCGCTTTCCTGCTGTTGGTACACGACATACTGTGCCTTCAACTATCTTCAATAATGCTTGTTGTACACCTTCACCAGATACATCTCTAGTGATAGATGAACTTTCACTTTTACGAGCGATCTTATCAATCTCATCGATAAACACGATGCCTCGCTGTGCTAACTCAACATCATTATCTGCTTTTGCCAATAATGTAGATATCATCGATTCAACATCATCACCTACATATCCCGCTTCTGTTAGACTTGTGGCATCGGCAACTACAAATGGTACATCTAGATAACGAGCAACAGTTTTAGCCAACATTGTTTTACCTGATCCAGTAGGACCAACTAACAATACATTTCCTTTTTGAATATCAAGATTTTCTGGTGGATGATGAATTCTTTTGTAATGATTGGCAATAGCGACAGCCAGAATCTTCTTGGCGTTTGATTGACCAATTACTCGACCATCTAAATAATTGTTGATGTTTTTAGGATTGAATTTAGATTCGTCAAATTTTGGTCCCTGTGTTTCACTAGGCAAATCTTCAGTGAGGATTAAATCATTACAGAGTTCTACACAATCACTACAGATCGAAACTCCTTCACTAACAATTAATTTGCCTACTTGATCTTTATGGCTATTGCAAAAAGAACACGTTTCTTGATACATCTCTTTCATAGTAGTACTTATCTTCTTGTTTTGTGTTAAATATTAAACTTATTTTCGTAGATAACGCTTGATTAATGCTCTTTCATCATCCGACAATAAACTTGTATCATATTCGCCTTTGTCTATTTGTTGAATCAAATATTTAATGTAAGCGTCATCAAACTTGGGTGTTGTCTGAACTTTATTGATCTCTATCCATCTATTACCATCAAACTGATATGTTCTGTTTGGTATGGCATCAACCCTTACAAAAATCTCACCCTTGGTGGCAAGTTTAGGAAATGTTTCGCCAAATCCTTTTTCACTTACATCTCTCTTTACCGCTCCACCCACATCAGGATGTAATGCCAGAAATGCATCTTTCTGAACTGATTTGCCATTATCCTTGACATATCCACCTGGGGTTAGCTCATATGTTACGTTATCTGTTTTAATAGTCTTGTGAGGTACAACTTTTTCCACAATCTTCTCGACAGGTACTTCTACAATCTTTTCTACTTCGACTATCTTCTCGACAATCTTTTCGACAGGTACTTCTACAATCTTTTCTACTTCTACAATTTTTTCTACAATAACTTCTTTTGGCTTTTTCTCTAACTCATCATAAGCATCCATCAATGCTTCTAATGTCTTGGCATATCTTAATTGTAGGTCGTCATAGGCTTCTTTAATCTGTTTTGCTGTTGCCATCTAATTTCTCCGCTAAACGCCTTTCCAACTCTTGTATTGCTGGTGATGGTGTTAGATCGATATCCTCTTCTGGTTTTTCAACTTCTACTATTTTTTCTACGATTCGCTCAACTGGCACTTCGACAATTTTTTCAACTTCAACAATGCGTTCTGTGTTTCCATTGAGATTGCTATCAATATCATTGCTATTGTCATCAATACTGTCATCGTTGGCACTAGGATTACTGTTGCCAACATTGTTACTGGGATTGCTAGTTTGTGACTCAACTTTTTCATTTGAATCCTCCTTTATCCATCTATATCCGCTTTGAGATGCTAATACCAATGTTATCGCTAACGGATCAAATACAAAGATAATCAAAATGATTACCCATTGTACGGCTCTTTCTAACATATTTTGATCAGCCGATTCACCATACACAAACTCTGCTATGTATTTTACGGGACCTACTTCTGCTTCTAGTTGACGATATGCTTTTTCATTGACAAACTTTTCTTCTCTAGCATCATCAATAACTATTTGCTCTGCTTCAATCTGTGCTTCTAATTCTTCAACTCTGGCATCAATATCTTCAGTTTTCACTGTAGCCTGAGATCTCAATTCAGCAATACGATCCTCATATGCCTTAATCTGATCAGCATACCTTTCATCAATCGAATTCAAATCACTTGATAATCTACTGTTGATAGTTCTAATTTCACGCTGGGCAGAACTCGCTACCGATAGTTCATTGCTCTTAGCAGTAGATACCGCTTCATCAAATGCATCTTGCCCACCAAATGAGGTTGAATCTAATATCTTTTGAGCGGCGGCAATGTCCGCTTCTTTACGATCAGCGGCTTGTTGTAATCTTATATTTTGTTGTTCTATCTGGCTATTGGCACTTTCTCGTAATGTATCTTTTTCTTCTTTGATTCTATCATAGATACGATCTAATGCCGTTTGTTCATTGGCAACAAGATTATCAACTCGAACATCTTCACCTTTGAATAATCTACTTAACTCTGTTTCCCATCTATCAATCTTCGCCTGTGAACGTGAAATCTTACCGTCTAATGATTCTACTACAGCGACTTGTTCATCACTCAACGCTGTTTGTTCAATATGTGCTTTTGATAGGAAACCAAAAATACCCAATGAGGTGAGGAACATTAATCCTGCTACTGCTATTATCAGATATGATTTGAGATTCCACGGTGCTCTATCCCAATAGTTATGAAGCCATGCCGCTGTTACAACTTTGGCAAGCTCAAGCGTACCTCCCATGATGTAAATGGGAATGGTAGCTGCAGCAAAAATAGCGGCTAGACCGATTACTGAATAATATGCCGCTATTGTAGATAAACTTAAAGCGACTAATAATGTCAATGTGGCAAAACTAAATATGTATTTCATCACTGTATTTATTCGAAAAGATGTCCATAATGTTCGATGAACTCTTCGAAGTGTAACATCAATTTACGAGGAAGTCCACCACTTTGGGTAGTTGTATATGTCACCCATGGCCCTGTATCACGGCGTTTTACCTGTATTACCTTTAGAACATCGCCGTCCTCAAATACGTATTGTTTCCCTTCAAATCTTTTTCTCAAATCTGAATCATCATATTTCATATTATTCCTCTTACTTTTACAATGTTTTATTGTGTCTTTTTTGAAAATGTAATCTAACCATTGTTTTTCGCCATATCGCTACAATAGAAAATACAGCAGTAAAAAACAATGTCATTTCTATTGGAGAAAATTCATGGTACAATGCGATACTAACTAAAACAAAGTTTAGTGGGATATTGATAAATGATGCTATCAAAGTATCAAACGTTGCTTCCTTGAACGCTACCCATTTATCGTATCTAGTTAACTTCATTACAAACTTTTGGCAAACTTGCCAAATTCCATTTCAAAATTCTGTGCCGCCATAACAGTTTCAAACTGAAAAGTATGTTCATACACATTTGTATATTTTCGAAAGTGCCATTCCTCTTTCCTACATTGTCTCTTACACCATTCTTTACCTTGTGATTCTAAATCACTATGCAATGTTACAATATAACCAGGCATCCATTGACGCTTGTAATCATCGATCTGTTGTGGAGTCATTTGTCTTTTCTCTTAAACTTATCTTCTTCAGAGATAACATATCTTTCATACTCATAATGTAAGCACTCACTGCCAATATGAAAATACCAGCACTCTCATAAAGAATATTCAAAGGTTCTGCTCCCTTTGTTTGTAATACAATCATTCGTGTCAATGCCGTCATTGCAATGATCAATGGCAATGTGACTGGAATACGATGATCTTTGTAGAATGCTCCAACCATACCTAAAATCTCGGCATAGATAAAGAGTAGAAATAGATCACCTAATTCTATCTTTCCTTCTGCACTAAAAATATAGACAACATCAAAGGCGGCGGCATAAACCGTTCCCGCTACAATGAAAAGTAATAACGCCTTTTCTATGTGGTCTATGATCCTACTTACTGTGTTTTTCATTTATCATCCCTAAATCTTACAAATCGAGGGAATCGTAAAGAGTAGGTACCATTTTGATTTTGACTCACAACATCAGCCAATATCTCTACCGTATTACCTACAATATGATTACGATTCTCCCAATAATCTGTCCTTTCACTATCTGAATATCCACTGCCTACATTGACAGTAATCTCGCGTCCATCATCTACACCATGACAGACCAAAGCACCTAACCTTCCTTTATTACGGCCAGTACCTTCTTCCACACCTACTACCTGAAGATCAACTGTAATCGTAGGTTTCCATTTGAGCCAGAACTTATTACGCTTACATTCATATGGAGCGCCCATATCTTTGATCATGATACCTTCATATCCTTCTTCAACCATATCACGACCATATTGTTCAAGAGTTTGTTGTCCTTCAGTAGTATCCAAATCTACTTCAATATGAGGCACAAGTTCAACATGAGACATTTGATTGAACATTTTTTCCATATTGTTTAGAATGTCAACTCGTGTACTGAGTGGAGCATTCCAGTGACCATTATGGAAATCGTTCAATGGCAAAATATCAAATACATGAAATACTGTATCTTCTGCCTGTACATCTTCTTTTCGTCTGGCTTGTCTCATCAATGATTGAAATGACTCACCCACGATCTCACCATCTAATACAAAACCATTGTGTAACGCTTTCATATTTCGATAAAGTAGACCAATATTTCTTTCTAATTCCGCTTCAATATGAGAGAAGTTTTCAAAAACTTTGCCATTACGACTATATGTTGTGACATATGTCATATTACGATTCATTTTACCTACTACAATGAGAACACGAACACCATCTAACTTTGGTTCGATTCGCTTTGCGCCTCTCATTTCTGGACGACCTTTTGAATCTGTAGCCAACTGACATCCAAAAGTAGGTATCTTATATTTGGGTAGTTCTCGCTTAACAACTTTATTGATTGTCTTTTCTGAGATACCTGATCTCATGTCACGGCGTAGAATAGGAGCGATAAAGTCATTCCATTCATCACTATCAAAGCGATGCATAAGTTGTTCAACTTCATCACGGGCATCATTACCAGTGAGTTTTCTTTCGCTCAAATCAGAAAGTAGTTGCCATAAATCATCCCATGGATTTTCGGCATTAGTAATACCTACTGATTCTGGGATTTGTTTTATTCCGAACGTGATAAAAGGATTGTAACATTGATACAATCCCTTCAAAAAGTTTTCAGAATTTGTACTACCAAGTTTAGCAGTTTCTACCGCCTGTTTCAGAATGTCTTCTTTGTAGTTACGACTATCTGATTCAGTCAGTTTATTAATCCACGATGAGGTCATCCATGTCTCCATCCATTGCTGTGTTCCATACTTCGATGAAATGATTGACAAACTCTCGCTGATCTTCTGTTAGATCAACCTCTAACAATAACTCATCAGCACTCATAACAGGTAGATTATTCTCCGCTATGAACTCTTGATAATCGGTTATTAACCCTTCGATAGTATTGTTCAACATTTTACTCTCCTTACAGGTATAGTGGACCAGTCCAGTTAATATCATAATCACCGTCGAGGATATTACCTCGTGCCGCATTACGGGCAGGTGCCGCCCAAGATGCCGCCTTCAGGATATCACCTTGGCGAAACTTCTTGTCATTGTCACCCTTGACAACAAATCCCCAAACCATCTGTTGGTTACCAGTATCACGAATGACCTTGATGTACTTACGACCTTCTTCGATGAAGGTGCTATTGAACATTCTATCATAATCAGCCTGACGATCTTCACTGTTACGTGAACGCCAGTTAGCAAAATCTTCAGCGATGGCTTGACGAAGTTCAGTTAGTTGCTTTTCCATGTTGATCTCCTCGATCAGTTGATTTCTTCAGTGTATGTGTATATAATAACAGAAGTTTATCTAAATGTCAATAGGGAAAAGTGTGAATAATCACACTCCATCCGTCTCGGCAATAGTCGCTAGTTTGTCAAACAACCGAACATAATTCATGGGATCTTCACTGTTGTAACTGTTGATTTCATCCCACCGATCCAAGAACACATCACCATCAATAAATTCCCAGTTAAAAGAACCATCTGAATTACGGTTTTCTGGGCGTTGAGCGGCTTTTGTGAAAGCAATAGCGATAAGGGTTTCAATACGGTTCATAGCGATCTCCTCGATCAGTTGGTTTCTTCAGTGTATGTGTATATAATAACAGAAGATTACCTAAATGTCAATAGGGAAAAATGGTAATATTACCTATTTTTCAAAGAATCTAGATAATGCCCAAATGATCCATACAGTGTTATCATCATTGCCAACTTTTCATCATAGATACGAATGGCGGCTGAATATGGATTAGGATAAGCTCGGCTATGACTAGCCCTCAAATAATAGGGGGATGTTACATTTTTGTTTATTATCTGTTGAGCCTGTCTTGGACTTGTTCCTGATTCTTTTAGAGACACTAACCAATCGTCCAAACCAAAATCATAATGTTTTATTTCAGCAGTTCGGAAAGCTAGATTACCCTCCTGAGTCAATGCCATTGATGTTCCACTTCTACCAGTGACCCACCATTGGAACATGAGTTTATCTAATGGAGTATCTTTCCAACTATTATCGGGATTGTTTTTTAGTTGTTCGAATACAAGTTTGGTGATAGTCCGTTTGTCATGATTCATCATCTGGATAAACAACTCTACCCGTATTCATGAACACTACAGTAAACTTATCTGTATTGAATTGTTTGTTTAACTTTCTACAAAGATTTCGAGCGTGTCCTGGATTTGAAAAACTTGTCTTCTTGTATTTCGGTGCCTGACCACTAGCGAGGTAATGAGATGATTTCAAATTGATAGGACTATTGTCATAAAAGACTGCCCAGATACCCGCCGCTTCAATAATTTGATCACAACGATATGTATCTTTTTCAATATGCTCTAACAGCACTAATGGCTGTGTTCTACTCATTTGAATGTGCCGCCTGTTACTTTCACATCTATCACTTCTTCCTTTGATGTTTTCTCATTAGTTAGTTCATGTAGATCAGCCAATAACTTGCTTACCTCATCCCGTACAAGTCTGGCATCAGACATTGGCATAACCAAGTCTTTTGCTTTCCTTGTCTCTAATGCCGAGACTTTATCCATGAACTTTTTAATGTACATCATAAGTTATTTAGTTGCGATTTTGCATCTTCCTCATTTTTGTATGGTCCATAATATGGATATCTATCAACGAAGATATACTTCGGACAAAATGTTACTTCAGGTGTACCATTGTGATTCACGGCATACCATCCCGCTACATGATAACACTTACTCTGTTGTGTCTTGGTGAAAAGATGTAATCCTTTTGTTACATCATAAAGCGAATTATAGATGACATTTGGAGTAGGATAATCAGCATATGGAACCACCTCATCAGAAGTTGATGATCCAAATGAAACAAACTTAATTGGAATCTTCTTACTGATTTCACTCGTATCATCAAACTGGACATAATCCCCATTCATTTGAAGACTAAAACCAGCACTATTGGCTTCAATGTTACCAATCTTACGATCACCATCGGTTACTATCCATAACTGATCTTTGATGATCGGTTTCGCTACTAATTCAGACATAATTTCTCCCTTTATGACTCTCTATTTAATACTGTTTTTTCTTGTCGAAAATTATTTTTCATCTTTTATTGCATTCCATGTCATCTCTTTGGCTAACTCTCGCTGTATTTGAATCTCATTGTCTAACATTTCATTTCCAAATAAATTGATAAGATCAATTACCGCTTTTTCGCCTCGTTCTGTCAAAGGTAATTTATTGTAAAAAGTCATACCCTCGTTATGGCGAAAGTTTTTCCAATCATATATAGTTGCCAATACAGATGCATACAACTGTTTTTCCAAATGTTCTTTTTTAATACTTGGGCTATCATCACTCATAAAGGGATCCTTTGTACGGGGTGTTTAACCATTTGGCATATCCTTCGGCATTGTCAGCGATACGATTCAACTCATACTTTCCACAAAACTTCATCAAATGAATACCAACCTGTGGAGTTACTTTGGTTCGAACATTTTCATAAATATCCATGTCAACCTCATCTTTGATTTCTTGTGGTTGTGCAGTCAGATCAATCAATGTCTTATTACGATTGTAGTCGTCTAATACACGATGTTGTTCATCATTGTGATCAACCCAAGATTGTAACATAAAGTTATTCCAGTTGAAACCTTGTCGCTGACGATCTTCATATGCCTCTCGAATACCAACCTTATTTTTTGTACCTTTCTCTCGAACACCAGGATAGGCACTGAATACATTATCACTGGAATCACCTCGTACTAACTTTTTGAATAGTTCATACTGTGGGTCTTCGAGTAGTTTTGGCATACCTGTTTTCTTATCTTTTACTGGATTACCACGATCATTGAAATAACCTTCAGTAGTAATCAGATGATTAGATACACCATTGTATTGTGATACATTATCTGATATAAGTTGAACATAGTCACTATCGGATGAGATAATGAAGTGTTCGTCATTAGGATGAAGATGAATGAATCTGGCGATAACGTCATCAGCCTCAGCGTTTGGAGACCGAATAACGCTAACGTTAGTTTTCTTTATTAAGAATTCTAGAAATGCCTCATAGGTTTCCCAGAATAGTTTGTTTTCTTCTATTTCGGCTTCAGTCAGTAATGCCTCGTCAACTTTACGATTCTTTTTGTATGGCTCATAAAAACCCTTACGCCAAGAATGTCCTTCAAGACAAAAGACAACATGATCTATTTTGAATCTGGTCACCATCATATTGACAGAAGCCAACGTCAGATGGATAGCCATGCCAACTTTGGTCCAAGAATCGGCAGAGCGAGAAGCGATGTGACGAGCCCGGAAGAATCCATTCATCGTGTCTATTAGTGCATATTTCATAATAAATCTCTATTGATAATATACGACTATTATACGTTATTGGATTCTAAATGTCAAGACTTTTGGGTAATATTATTGGACTTCTGAATACCCGTCTCCCAAGTCTTTAGAGGTAACATTTCTCAATAAATCACTCTGTTCTGCCTGTCGCTTGTCTGGGTCCGCCATTTCCTGTTCATAAACTTCCAAGGCTATGTTCTTACAAACGGTTGTGAACCATCTATCAACAATATCAGCGTCAGTATCATCGGGTCTCAACTTGTATCCTGATTTCACTAAATCCACGACAAACTTATCATTGTAATCTAAATCAAACTCACCTGCATTGATATTCTCTGGATCAACATTGACTTGAACCACTGATACGTATGGTTCACCTTTTTGAGTCGCTTCTTCTTTTGGACTGAGTTTCTTTTTCTTGGTCTTTGGTTTTTCACCCAAGTGATCCATTACCGCCTGTGCATCAGGAGATGGTTTGATATCTTTGGGCATAAACCATTTTTTCATTTTCTCAAACATAATCTTCCTTCTTTACTGTATATATCGTTTTGTTTTTCTTCTTGTCAAAATTTTCTTCAACAATACCATCAATCCATGATGGAGGTACTCTATCTGTCCAGCGTAACAAATGTACTTTGCCATTATTGTAATAGTTACGATAGTTCTCAACAAACTTTTTAGGATCGTCACTAACAATGTATTGATCAGCCATAGCAACACGAAGAGGTGTTAAACCAATATCAGGAATATTCTTGGGAGGATTCTTCAACATATCACCCAAACGATCAACACAGGCATGAACTCTACCATAGCGACGAGTGTACTCATCACCCAAATGCATCCAGTGTTCATACAACCATTCATAGTTACTTTTGGATTCACGAACCCATATGTTAGATGGATGATTGATATGAGATGCCTTCATCAACTCATCTTCCATGATAGGATCAGGATGTCGCCATCGTTTGATTTTACGATTGTTAGCGGTTAGTCCATGATACATTTCGCCATCTAAAATACGATGAGTAGTAGACAATAACTGTGGATATTCGATATTCATCTTAGTCACATGTTTGTCTACCATCAATTCAGCGGCAATCTTTGTATCGCTATCTATTCCAAAAATATTCATAAGTAGTCCTTAATAGATTCAAATTTTCCCTTACTGATATCGTATGATAATTGTGTTGTTATGTCATGTAATTTTTTGTGTATTATTCTAGCATCAGGCTCTTCGATTGTCAAGTCAGAATATTCCCGATATATGTCATTCATATAATCTTGAACTTCTTCGAATGTTTCGAAGGGACCAGTAAAAAAATAATAAAAGTATACTCCCTTATCTAACCTTTTTTTATTTTTCGTTTTTTGTCGCTGAGTTTTACGTAGCCATCCATCAACTTCACCTACCCAATGATCATGACTCTGAGAAGATGGATACATTAATAATTTCACTAGATGCTCACTTAATATGCCTGATTGGTGCAACAAATCATTTAATATTTTTTTTCGTCGGAACGCCATCTCAAACAACTCGGTGTCGAGAATGTAATCTAATATGATATCAGTTATTTTCATAACATCATTTCCTCAAAAGTTCTAAAACATTCCATCACTCTATTATACGCTTCTTTGTCATTATTTTCAACCGTTCTGGTGATCATGATCGGTGCCATTTTGTGCAATTGGTAATATTCCATGGCTACATCTTCCGCTACTCTCTTACTACGGTGATAAACATCACTACATTCATTTGCCTTTTCGGTAGATACCATAATGAATGATTTTGTACTTACTCGATTGACCAGATTCATTGTCCCATTCACATTAGTAATGTAGGTTTGAATAGGTCTATCTTCTGATTTTTCAATGTTGGTTTCAGCCGCCAAATGAATAATACAATCATACGATTCAGAAATATCAAGTGGGCGATTTAAATCAGTATGATAAAAGTGATCTATCATAGGTATTTCAGAATCATCAATATCCAAACCATGTACAGTATGTTTTTTCTTCTTTTTTAGAGTTTTACATACCATATTGCCTACTGAACCAGAACATCCTGTTACTAAAATTTTCATAATATCTCTATTTGATTATGCCCGTAATCCAATTTTCAGCACAATCTTCAGCGTAGTATCTACTCTTGCCATGAAGTGTTCTTACTTCCACGAGCGTGTCATCTTCATACATTTCTACGCTGTAGAGAGGTTCATTGTCAACCTCATCTAACATTACTTTAGCTTTTCTGTTCTTTATTTGTTCCATTGTTTTCTCTCTTTATTATATTATCGTAATAATCGGTCAGTCCCATTCGCCTTCGTCGCTTTTTTTCAGAAACCATTACACTACTGTAATAAGCTAATAAACTCATTACAATAATAATAAATCCAGCGAATAAATTATTCAATAGTTCCATTATTTCTAATCTTCATAAATTGCACTATTGGCACCATGTTCAAATACTTCTACTGACTTGATGGTAACCGTAGTATTTTTTAGATTGCCTTCATTTCTTCGGTAAAACATCATTCGTTGAATATCGTGAAAAATGATTTTAGCGAACATCTCACATCCAACCCCTTCAACAACACGAAGATCCATAATTGCTCCACGAGTATGAGGAACCTCACTTTCTGGATTAAGACTGCTCATATCCACAATATCGGCAAACTTTTGAAATTCGGGTAACATAGGATCAGATTCTGAAACCAATACAGTATGATCAAACATATGTCTTAGGTATTTTTCAACATCATCTAGATCATCAAAGTCCATTACCCAGTTTCTTTCATCAAGATATTCACATTCGAATACAAGTTTTATCCCAAGTGAATATCCATGTAGTGTTGAACATTTAGTATGATTTGCTCTCCATTGTCGGAAACAACAACTCAAACCACGATCATTACCATATGTTTTTGTACTGTAAAATTTAGCCATTAATATAATCTCTGTTCGTTTCCCATATTATATGCTAAGTTGTTATGATTGTCAAGACTTTTTTTGGTTTTCTACTACCCGTTTTCTCAAACTTGTACTACTGAAACTGTGATCTCTCTTATTGAAATACAATCCAATATCTCTTTGCTCACAAATCTCTCTGCCAGTAAAATCTGAATCCTTGTATTCTACACCCAAGATACGAATATCAATAGGCAATGTCAACAATAGATCCTCTAGATCTTTCTCTGTATTGTAAACAATAATCTCATCTACATACTTCACGGCGCTCAGTTGAATTTGACGCTCTACAATACTTTGGACGGGTGGATTTTTTGTGTCTGGACGATCTATGGTAGGATCATTTTGTAATCCCACAATCAGAAAGTCACAGTGATGCTTCGCTTCTTCTAGCATGGTGATATGACCAGCGTGAAGTAGGTCAAATGTGGATGCAGTGAAACCAATACTTCCACAATCTTTGTAATCTAGTTTCATCTTTTTAGTTTATTCCAAGTTCTGTTGGCTTCTAACTCTTGTAGCCATTCTTCTTCTGCCAAACCAAAACTAGACGATCTGGTCAAAATATCATCTAAGTGAAATTTTAGTTCCCATAATTCTTTTTTTAGTTCAAACTGTGTAAATCCATCATTGTATGGACTGTTGATTTCAGCGGATGTCCTACTAACTTCAGACATAACATTAGTAAGATCGATAGGTTTTTTGAATCCCATAATAAATCAATGAGGGCCGAAGCCCTCTAAATATTAGCCTTCTTTACGAGCGTTCTTTGTATCTTGGATTTCACCACGACGAACTTTAGCTAGTTTGCCAATCTCGCCTAACGCTTTACGGGCACGAGTCCCAGCTGCGGCATTACCCTTTTCTTCAAACTTCTCGTTCTCTGCTAGGTATGCTTCATATTGCTCTACGATTTGATCATGTGTACTCATTTTTTTCTCCTTAAAGTAACGTACTATTTATTCGCCTGTAGTGACACTTTCATAAATTCTATTATGAGTAGTGTTCACTCGAATGAATGTTGTTCGCTTGGGCAACTCTTTTAGATTCTTTGCCCCAACGTATGTACAAGTAGACCTGACACCACCCAAAATGTCTCCAATGATGGGTGACACATCCCCGCGATATGGTAACTCAATAACTCGTCCCTCACTTGCTCTGTAATTCTTTGTTCCACCATGTTTCTCCTGTGCCGCTGTTGAACTCATTCCATAAAATTGTACAAAACTTTTTTCTTTATTTACTTTTTTAGTTCCAAATTCTTCCCAATCATCACATAACTCATTTGATTGATAAACCTTGTGAATAATTTCGCCACCACCTTGATCGGTGCCAGCAAGCATACCACCTAGCATTACAAAGTCTGCACCTGCTCCGAAAGCCTTTGCCACATCTCCAGAGCTTGAACAACCTCCGTCAGCAATAATGTGTCCACCCAAACCATGAGAAGCATCAGCACACTCAATAACAGCAGACAACTGAGGATAACCAACGCCTGTTTTAACACGGGTGGTACAAACACTACCAGGTCCAATACCCACTTTAACAATATCTGCCCCACGTAATATCAACTCCTCTGTAATATCAGGTGTTACTACATTTCCAGCAATAATGACCTTATTAAGATATTTAGTTCTCATATCTTCAACAAATCCAATAAATCGCTCAGAGTAACCATTTGCTACATCAATACAGATAAACTTGATATCTGGAATCTTTTGAATAAGTTCATCAACTCGTTTCATATCTTCTTCGCTAACACCTGTACTAATAGCAATGTTATTGTCCCACATAAAAGTAGGTATGTCTTTTAGATCTTCATAACTATGGTACTTGTGTAAAGTTGTAAATAATCCTGCTTGAGCCAACTTCAACGCCATTGGTACAGTACCAACACCATCCATATTGGCGGCAATAATAGGTACACCAAAGTAGTGAGTATCATCTTTAGAATTCTGTGGAAATTCTGGTGAATAGTTGGCAAACTTGTATCGTTTCCACAAGTCAACATCACTTCTACTTGATAATACACTTCGCTTCGGACGAATCAATACATCCGAATAGTCTAGTTTTGGATCATCAATAATTCTCATATGTTTTTCTTCTCCCATTCATATGCGTGTCTTACAATATCTTCAAGGGCGAATAATGGTTCCCACCCCAATAAATCTTTTGCTTTTCTGTTATCCGCTTCTGCACGAGCATGATCACCTGGTCTACTGTCTTTTATCTCATACTTTAATTCGGTGTCAGCTATTGAATTCAAAGTATCTACAATATCCAAGTTACTAACTGATTTGCCTCTTCCTATGTTGAATGTATCAGACACATTATTCTTCATTATGTATGACATACTCATGCTCGTGGCTCTAGCAATATCATAAACATGGGTGTAATCTCGTTCACATGTGCCATCTTTTGTCGGATAACTATTTCCATTGATTGTCAATGTTTCACCCTTTAATAATTTCTGACAGGCGATTGGAAGAATGTGTGACGCTGGATTTAATGTGTATCCATGTGATAAATCAGGCATAGCACCCGCTACATTAAAATAGCGTAATACAGCATACTTTAGTCCATACGCTTTTTCATAATCAGGTAATAGTTGTTCAATAACTGCTTTGGATTTAGCATACGGATTGATAGGGTTTACTGGCACCGTTTCATCTTGTGGAACAATGTTATTATTCCCAAAAACACTACTACTACTGGCAAATACAAAATACTTTATGTTCGCTTCTACCATGGCATTCAATAGTGTAATAGTGAATGATATGTTGTTATTGTAATACTTGGCTGGATCTTTTACACTTTTCCCAAGTTGATGAGAAGCGGCAAGATGAATAACGACATCCGGTGATATTTCTTTTAGATGTTGTGGTAGATAATGAGAGTTTATCAGGTCAATAGAAGTTACTCCTTCTATCTCTTTGTAATATCTATCGATTGAATAAACATCGTATCCTTGTTCTATTAGGTGTTTACATAGTGTGGTTCCAACAAATCCACTACCACCCGTTACAAGAATTTTACTCATTTGATTTCCTTAATAGTGTGTGTCGGCCTAGATATTTAGACCGACATACATGGTTGCTAAAGTTTAATGCCAAACTTCTTGGCATCCTGTAACCATTGATCATTTGGTCGTTTGCCATTTCGATACTTATCGAACTGCCGCCAAACATAACTACGAGGCTGGTTCAAATCCTTCTCGTTATATTTGTAACCAAACTCCACACAGAATGCACGAAGTTGATCAAGTGTTTCAAAAATGTCATTTACTGTAGGTCTAGACATTTCCATTTCCTCATTTAAGATAGTTAATAGTTACGCCATTATCTTCATCATCTCTGATATTAATAATGACATCTCGGTTGGGATAAGTTGATGCTATCTGCTCGTAAAGATCATCAGCCATCATTTCACAAGACTTGAAGTTGAAATCCATGAATAGTTGACTACATATCTGTTTCAACCAATCTTTGAATCTCATAACTTCAATACCCCCGTCATTGTAAAATACTTCAATCGATACTGTAAAATATCGAGTTGGAGTTCCTTCTTGAAATCGTACATCAACCATACGTTTGGCATATCTTTTGATAGCCATTCGATTTTCTGCCAATGCGATTTCTCGTTGATCCATTATTACTTAGATTGTGCCGGTAACAAATATTGCCAAGTAGCCAATCCACTTTCAACAGTAATCTCAGCCGCTCCCTGATCAGAAATACGAACAGTCTTCGTACCAGGCAAATCCATAATCGCCAAGAATACTTTAACAGGCCACATCCATTGACGACTCAATGAGCCAGTCACATCAGGCTGAAATACAAAGTTACCTGAGTGTGTAGATGGGTCACCAAAGAATACTTTCAAATCACCATTCTCTGTCTTGGTAGAGAATGTTGTTTCTTCACTATTCGCCGATGCCTGTTTCTTCAATCTCATGATACCAGGAACTGTTGGTTCAAACTCAACATCCCATGAAGCACCCTTGAATGAAACAGCCTTTACCTTGTCTTCCACAATCGCCTGTGACATCAATCGATAATCATTCACAAAGTCACCTGACTTGGTTTCAAAGTGAATCGTAGCGGGAATCTCTTCGCCATTACGCTCGACACGATTAACACAAATCGTAGCGTTCTCATCATAATCATCAAAACTCAATATTGTCTTCAGTTTTGATAGATTGGGCATTCCGAATGTGCCAATAAACTCAGCGTTCGGACCATTGAATGTACCAAATACCACGACAGATTTATCATCTGCCAGCGCCGAGATTTTAGTCTCAGTTTCAGTACCCTCAACTTTGACCAGTTCAACTGCACCTAGACCATAAGTATGTTGAATCAAGTCTAACAAGTTATCTTTCATTTTTTTCTCCGTCGTTGTTTATGTTGGTAGTATACACCCGAATGGCATGAATGTCAAACGAGTGTTTACCCAAAGTTAAATAAATCATCAAATGTGTTGTTAGTAATAGTTGATGATCTGAGATCCCATTTCAATACACCCAATAAGTTCTCGATTTTCTCGTCAACTAATGTTCGCTCCATAGCCTCATCATCAAATGGCAACTCTTTGAACCAGTCTGGTAATCGTAGTTGATCAGTCGGATATGCCACCGATGTATAGTTCAAGGCATTCGACTTCAACTTACATACGACAATCTTCATACCATCTACAATCGCTTCACTGTAGTTGTCACCATTCATTCTTCTGAGATAGTTGTAGTTCAATGCCGCTCTCACATGACCAGGCATATTCGCTCTACCTTTCTTACTATTCTTTTCTAGGTCATTGTAATAAGTAAGTTTGTTCACTGACTTGGGAGAACCTTTTGTCCAGCTTTCTTGTTCAGATAGTTGAATCTTAAACTCCTTGATTCTTTCAATGACTTCTTCACGACCCAGACCTTTTTGAATGACCATACCTAATACTTCCATGAGAAACTCTTGAATATATTTTGGAGTATCAGCCCTCTTCAAGTCAAGTCCCATTGCCTTGATCTTACCTAACTTACCATCCTTATCTTGACGATTACCTTCCAAGTCAATAATGTTGATGGCATATCGCTTTTTCGTAATGTAAATAGATCGATCACCTACAAGTTCTAGACCCGCTTTGATAATCTCACCTTTCTTACGAGGACAATGGAAAGCCTGTTCCATGTATCCAGCGAATGTGTCATTGACCTGTTCGCCAATACTATTGTACAGATCAATACATAGTTCTTTAGACCATTCCAAATCACCATTATCAACTTGTTCCTTGACAATAGGCCATGCCGAGAAATACGCTGAGTCTGTGTCGCCATAAACGATTGATCGCCCAGTGTGAGTGTATTCATTATCAATAACATTATTGATTTCGGACATCATATGTCGTGTAATACATCGACCAGTCAAGGTTGTTGATTGACCAATACGCTTATCAAAGAATCGACAATGCTCATTCAGAAGTGCTCCATATGCTGAGTTCAACAGAATCTTACGGACTAACTGTCGCTTGTCGTAGTATTCATACATATCAGTTCCATATGCCTCACGAGCCTCTTTCTGAATAGATTTTCGTTCTGAATACCAGCGTGACAATAGACCTGGAATAATACCTTCTTGTTCATAAGTAAAGATTGTACCATTCGCTGACAAGATATATGGATTATGTTTATCAAAGATCATTGTCCATATTTCTGCCGCTGACATTTCTTCACTACGACCATCTTCATAATCTACCGTCAACAATGTTCCACGCTCTTGATTCATTACGGCTTCATACTCAAGAGAACCGAACATGTTTTCCCACAAGATAGCACCAAAGACACCATTATCTTTTTCTTTACCTCGTGTTTTTTTAGCGCCAAGATCTAAACTCTTTTTCTTGAGATGTTGTTCTGTCAGAGTTTGTCTTATTTGGCCCACGATAGTTTCTGGAGCCATATTCAAAGCACGTATGGTTGAAGGATACAGTGAGTTAATATCAACCGCTCCTATCCATTCATGTATTCCTTTTTTAGGAACTGCCACATACGCTCCCGCCGCCGCTTTTTGCACATCCGCTTCGCCAACATCCTTTTTATTTTTATCAGGAACGACCACACCTCGTTCATGGGCTTCATTGTAGATAGCCATTTCAATCATGGCTACCGAACCCATGGCTGTTGGCAACAGGACTGTATTTTCGTGTGCTAGAGCATTAGCAAGATCCAAAAACTTTAGTTTATCGTGGATTTTGTAAACAAGATATGTATCTTGTCTGTTGTACTCAATGAACTTTTTGAAGTCACGATTGTAAAGTTGATCAAGTGTACCTTCATACGCTGTCTTACGTTCATCTAACTCATATTCACCAATAGCATCCAGTGAATAACTGTGTCTAGACTCATAGTTGTATTTCTTGTACAACTGAAGATAGTCCATATGAATACGACCAACAAGATCAAATGTTTCTTCTTCTTTGCCAAATCTTTCGTAGACTCGTTTCTTTGGCATTTGATTCATCAAACAGAATCGCCGAGTATCATCTTTAGACATCACACGAGTGACACGATTCACCATATACGGAATATCGAATCCCTCACTGTTCCATCCTGTAAGAATATCAGCGTCTTCTATCAAATCAAAGAATGTTTCAAACATTTCTATTTCATCTCTGAATAAGAAAGTATTTGGAAACTCAGATACAAGTTCTTTTGCTGTTTCATCACTCATATGTTTCGGTGGGATAGCCAAACAAACTAGTTGATCTAGCCAATCCAAATAAACAGCGATTGCTGTCACCATATTGAATGGATCAGATGGTGGAGCGAATCCTTTATCTGGGTGGAAGTCCACCTCAATATCAAAGAAACATGTATGAAGTTTTGGGGGTTCAGCCCCAAGATAGTTATCAGATAGACATCTAAAGACTGGATTGATATCAGATTCAAATACCTTTTTACGGCCTTGAATCCTTCTTTCCTTTTCAAACTCTGAACGCTTTCTTGTTGAGAATCGTGATACCGGATCACCAAACATCGATCGGTGTTTACCTTTTGGATCCTCATAATACAAAACATAGTTTGTCGGGAACTCCTTGTAGGCTCTGTTGCCATCAGAAGTTCGCTCAACAACTAATATTCTATCAGAATCTTTGTCTAGAATAGCGTCTACATAACTCATAGAGTTCGACCAACAGTCTCCAAAATAGTGTTTAGGTCTTCGTTCTGTTGATTCTCATCAGTCAATCCAGACTTGAATGCCAATCGAACAGCCTTTTTCAATACGGACGGTTTGATATCGAGTTCTTCGGCAACCGCCTTGATCGTATCATTCAATCCTTCATTTAGGGTTTGTACTTCAGTCATTACTTGAATGCCTTCGTTGACCAACTGTGTAAGTTTGATCTTGGCATCACCATCAAAAGATACAGACATATTTTTCTCCTTTTTCAATGTCGTTGTGTATTATACGACATTCTGAGAATAATGTCAAGGTTATTGAATGCAATTTGGGTTATTATCTTTCCAAATTTTTATGTATTTACCAGCCAACATTTCTGCCATCGTCTCTATCGGAGCACCAGGATAAGATTGACCACTACCATTCGGATCAATCATTCCTATCTCGTTTTGACGAACATGGACTAGTTCATGAAATATACTTCTGAAAATATCAATAAGATTACGGTTCTTACAGTAAACCCATACCTTACCTTCTGATGGCCAAAAACATCCTGTTGCCTTTCCATCGTGGGCTTCATCAGTATCCATGCTGAGTTCTATTTCTGGTAGTTGTTTGATATGAAGCCTGTCACCCGCCCATTGAGCGAACTTCATTATTTCACTGGCAGTTTCTGGATCAATCTGTTCATCTAACTTATTTTGATGATAACGATCTGGAACATGTTTATCAGTGAAAATATCTTTCAGGGCACGATGATGTATCTTGTGTTTTTGGGATACATCCCTAACAAGTTTATCTATTGTGTTTAGCCTATGTTTTTTGAGAGAAGGTAGTCTTCTCTCAAATTCATTCAAAGCGGCTTGTAAGATAATATCATCAGATTTCATATTACTATTTATCGTTTATGATGACCAATATTTGCCTAATCTCGTAGAAATAACATTCCAGTTAATAATCTTCCATAGTTCTTTTAGATACTTTTTCTTATCTGAACCATAGTCTAATACCCATGCGTGTTCCCACCAATCAACTAATAACAATATGTCACTTCGCACTTCATGATTTTTGATTGTTTTGATCTTACCATCTGTAGCGAGATACGCCCAGCCTGATCCCTGAATCTTCATCGCTGTTTCTTCAAACTCTTTTTGAAAATCATCATAGTTGCCATAGTTTTTATTGATGAAAGAGAGAATGGGTCCATTTGGTGTATTGTTGTTTCTTACCTCTCGAAACTGTGGGAACCAAAGATTATGTAAGAATGCACCAGCGTAGTTGAACTCTGGATCACCTTCACCCTTGTTATACCGAGTGGCGTATCCCTTTGCCAACTTGTTGTAATGCATATCTAAAGTAGCTTCACCCATAACTGATTTTACATCTTTGGGAGTGAAGTTAAGGGGGATGATTTCAATATCTTCTTTGGCTTTACTTTCTAGTAGGGTTATTAGATCTCTCATGAAGAGTATTTATCTAATTTCGTCTGACAACACGACCTTTCTCTAGGTCATATGGACTCATTTCTACTTCTACCCTATCGCCTTGTAGGATTCTTATTTCGTGTTTTCTCATTCTACCTGATACATAGGCAGTAATGATATGTTCAGTGCCATCTAACTTGACCTTGAACATGGCGCTAGGTAATACATCAATTACCTCGCCTTCCACTTTTAACATTTCATTTTTGCTCATATTATTTTTTAAGTAGTTTCCAGAGTTCTTGTTTTTCAAGTAACTCTTCCTCTAACTTTCTGTATTTCTCTCCTAGTTCTTTAAGTTCATCCCATTCGTCTTCTAACGCTTTATTGGGTTGTAGGATATTTAGTCTTTTTTCTATTTCCGTGAGTCTTTTTTCTATTTCAGTTTCATGTTTCTTGTCAAGTTCATCTAACCAATCAAATGTAAAAGGTTCATTAGTCGAAGAAACATAAAGACTATCACCAACTGTTATCGATGGAACAGTATCATCACCAGATATTATTGATAAGTTTTCGTCATCTTCGCCTGTAGTCCACAAATCTGAAAAATCTAGTTTTATTTCGTCATCTGAATTCATAATTTTCTCAAAAATAATTGTCCGTTTTCATCAAGGGCGATATCTAAATCATCGCCCTCTTTCCATCCTAATTTTTTCAAAAGGGGTTCAGGTAACGGAACAATGATATCTTCTGAATCATCGTCCGTTACCTGGGTGATTACCTCATAACTAATCTTTGCATCACCTGGTTTCGTTTTTTTCGCTTCTGACATAATCTTATTTATTACACTTCATCTATTGACAAATGTTTTGAAACAGTAACACCACTATTTCTTAGAAATATCAATCCTTCATCAGATCGATAATCATCACGATAATGATAATGAGAAATCCCTGATTGATAAATCGCCTTGGCACAGTTGATACATGGAGCGTGTGTGACAAATATTGTCGCTCCTTCTGTACTCTCAGTACTTTTACATACCTTCATCAAGGCATTCATTTCAGCGTGTAATACTTCTGGCTTCGTAACTAATCCGTCTTCTGTTTCTGTCTCACAGTTATTTTCCCAACCACTGGGCATACCATTGTATCCAGCGGCAAGTATCTTGTGATCTTTGACAATAACAGCGCCTACTTGTAATCGTTTGGCATAGCTTAATGTAGAGGTTAGTTCTGCCATCTTCATGTAATAATCTACGAACTTAGGCTTCATTTTCAATCCCATAAATTTTCATAGTACTTTCCAAACAATCTGAATCCATTGCTCATACGTTTTTGGTGTGCCTTTCGACCTTCATCATCTGGATTCTTGTGATAACCTCCACATGATTTAGTCGAATCTTCTACCCATTCACCATAATATTGTTGTTCCCAGTTTTCTTCTACCTTCGAAGAAAAAGCAAAGATCATTTCATCAAGAATCCAATCCCAACGATCAAAAAACTTTTCATCAGTCTCTCCGTTTGTCCAAAATGCTTTGTTTTCAGGATCGTTTATTCTCAAATTTTCTGGTACATCAGTCATATCGACGTTTGGTGCGCCGTGTTTGGTTTCCTTGAGTTGTATTAGACATGGTAATATAATGTCGGCAAGAGTATGATCAAGACTCCATGTATCCCATCGATCAATACGAATAGTTTTTTTCTGAGTTACTCGTCGGTCGAAATACAGTTTGTTGAAAATGTTGTAGAAGTTCTGAATGCTTTCATCCAGTTTCTCAACGAAGTTTTCGAAACGTGTCTGTGTCTCTGGCCATTTGAAATCATACTTGCGATTCATGTAGTTATTATAGATATTGCAAGTCAGTCTATTTCTGTACGGTCCTATATTAACTTTCATCACTCACCTTCATCAAAACTTGTAATCTTTTTACCTCGTTGATGATACTCTTTGCAAACCGCTTCAAATGTGTTCCACATCTTATCAAACTTTAACTCATACAGTTCTTGTATGGCAAAGTATTTATTGGCCATCTCATCCCATGTCTCGCCTTTGATGTCAGCAAACTTAGGATCATCCAAGAAGTGTTTAGTAACCATCTCAATGTCATTGGTTACATTCCAACATTCTAACATTTGTTGTTCTAAATCAAAAATATCATTGCTCATAGTATCTCCTTCAAACTATCGATACGAAATGATCGCCATTCTTTGATGTTCAAATCAAAGACAGACAATACTTCTTCATTCACTTTACGTTCACCTGTTCCTTTTGGACGTTTTTCTTCAGGTATCATACCCTCATCCAATGTACAAGTCATTTCTCGTAAAGTGCCATCTTTCTTTTCAAAAGTTACATTCAAAACTTTTGATGACAGCGTTTCGATTAGTTGTTCTCTATTCATTTCTGTACCTCCGGTAGAATGTCGCCAGCAAAAAATACATATTGTTTATCACCCAATCTAGCGTCAATTGGATAATCGTGGCCAATCATTTTATATGCTAATTCAGCTATAGTCTCGCCCTGTGCTAAAAATACATTATCTTCGGAATAGAGATAATACATATCACCTTCCTGTTCAATAGTATGTATTGGAGAGACATAGGATTCTCTTCCTTCTTCGAGGATCTCTAGATCTATTCCCTGTTCTTTTAGCGAATTTACGATTACGTTACGTGCGCCGAGAACACCTAGATAAAATCCACCCACTAATCCAATAACAATACCAAACAGTATTAGACCTAAAACAGTTAAAGTACTCATTCTTACTCCTAGTTGATTTGATGTTTCCCTATATTATACAGATATTTACAGAAAAGTCAAGAGTTATTTTTTACCGTACTCATATCAGCGAGATATTCTTCATGTTGAACCCATTCTCCATTACGAATGAATCCCCACTCTCTCAACTTAGGTCCCACTGCAAATAAAGTCCATACATCAACGCTAGGCTCCAACTCAATGCGATGAAGGCTCCTACTGCCACGAAAACGGAAACTAAACCGTCCTCTCCAGACTCGCTCACCAGATTCGATATGCTCCCAATAGCCACCTTTAATGATAAAAGTGAGATAAGGCCAAGGGTGATCATGTAGATCATCTAAATCTCCTTTATGAAAGTTGTGCAAAAAGATATTGAAGGGAAATCGTTTTCGATCCTTCAAAAATAGATAATAACGAGTAAGGTATGGTTCATTGTAGTGGCGATCCATCACCACTCTTTTTCGACCCATTCGATCTAAAAGTTTCAAAAATTTATTCATACCTCACTCCTAGAATTATGGCGGGGTTTCCCCCGCTTTATTATGCTTCGTTAGCCAAAGCACGATAGCCAGCGGCTACTACACGGCGAGTTGGGGTGCCCAACCGATAACTCGTGTAGGTACCATTCTCACCACGGCGCTGGTTTGCATAGATGGCATAACCTTCCATACGGAGATCACTTACTGTCGCTGATGGATTAGCGATCCCATAACGAGCGGTGATCTGTGCAGGGGTGAGGTTTACACCACGTTGAAAGGCTTCTAGAAGCCGAGTTTTTTTAGAAACGTTCATAATTTCTCCTTTTTTCTGAACATTTGATTCGACGGTATTGTCGAACCATGCCGACTATTATACACGATATGTGAATAACAGTCAAACATTTTGGGTAAATTTGGGTAAATTTTTAGTCGTCTTCGCCTTTTATTTCCCACCAAACAATCAAAATACCGATTGCCATGATTCCTAATATCGAATATCCAATAACA